GCACAAGGTTTGATTAATATGACTGTTGGTGTTGGAAGCACCGCATCAATCATCAGAGAAACTACAAAAGTATTCTCTTATCAACCAGGAAAATCATTACAGGTATTGAATACGTTTGTAATGAATCCAACAAAATCAAATCTTCGTCAAAGAGTAGGATACTTTGGTGCAGATAATGGGATGTATTTAGAACTTGATGGAAGTAATTTATATTTTGTAGAAAGAACATATGTTCCAGGAATTACAACAGAAACAAGAGTATCACAAGCAAGTTGGAATGTTGATACGATGCTTGGTCCTGGGCATCTCAATCCATCTGGTGTCACATTAGATATTTCCAAAGCACAAATTTTGTGGATGGATATTGAGTGGTTGGGTCTTGGCACAGTCAGAATGGGATTTGTGATTGATGGTAAGTTTATTCACTGCCATTCATTCCATCACGCAAATCTTATCAATACAACTTATATCACAACAGCATCATTACCTTTGAGATATGAGATTGCAAATACTGGAATTACAACGAGTGCGAGCACACTTAAACAAGTTTGTTCTACTGTAATTTCAGAGGGTGGTTATGAACTTCGTGGATTGCAACAAGCAATAGGAACACCAGTTCAAACACCAGTTGATTTAACAACGGCAGGAACATATTATACAGTCGCATCAATTCGTCTTAAAGCAACACCAAATAGATTAGATGCAATCGTAATTCTAACTGCACTTTCTATTTTAGGTATTACAAACAATGCAACTTATAATTGGCAAGTAAGAGCAAGTGGGACATCTAATGGTGGAACTTGGACTGATGCTGGTGGCGATAGTGCTGTTGAATATAAGATTGGTGGAGGAACTTATACTGGTGGAAGAATATTAGCATCTGGATATACGTATGGTTCCAATCAAGGTTCAACACCAATAGATATTCTTAAAGAGGCATTGTTTAAGTTCCAGTTGGAAAGAGATGCACTAACTGGAACACCTTATGAACTTTCTATTGTATGTGCTTCTGATGCCAATGGTGCAGATATTCACGCTTCTATGGATTGGGAAGAAATTAGTAGGTAATTGCAATTTATAAATAAATAAAAGTGTATTATTAAAAATAATGGCTCATAGACCAATTGGTGCTGGAGCTTCATTTGCATTTTCTGCAGGTGCTGCATCCACATCCTCAGCATTTCCAGTTCAATCAAATGTATTAAGAGTAGTTGCCGTTGGCGCAGCTGCTCACGTTGCTATTGGCACTGGATCAGCAGCAACAGTAACCGATTATTATATTCCATCAGGTCAGTCTGCAACTCTTGGTCTCACCAAAGCTTCCAATAGAGTGGTTGGAATTACAACAGGAACAACTACAACAGTAATAGTACCAGAGGGAACGCAAGTTCCTTTCGGTGTTGGTGATTTTGTTTCAATATCAGCAACTGGTCAACCATATTATGACATTTCTCACGTGGCAGTTCTTTCCGTTGATACCACAACAAATTTTAATGGGTATCATCAAACAAGAATGGTAATTGATTATAACTCATCTGGAGTATCAACTGCCTTTGGTGCTTCATATGCAGATGTGAAATTATCACAAAAAATCTCAGCATATGGTGCAGGCGGTTCAGGAGTTCTTTATTACCAACAAGTACAAATCACAGGTCAAGCATAATGAAACTTATTACCGAAGAAATCGAATCAGTAGAAGTTCTTACCGAAACGGTCAATGGTAAGAAGACTCTTTATATTCAAGGACCTTTCCTCCAAACTGAGACAACAAACCGCAACAATAGGCGTTATGGTCGTGCTGTAATGGAAAGAGAGGTAAAGCGTTATACTGAACAATATATTTGCAAAGGTCGTGCTCTTGGAGAACTTGGACACCCAGATGGTCCAACTGTAAATCTTGACCGTGTTTCACACAAAATTATTTCACTTGAGCAAAGGGGAAATGATTTTATTGGAAAGGCACAAATTCTTTCCACACCAATGGGAAAAATTGTAGAGTCACTTCTCAAAGATGGAGTTTGTTTGGGAGTTTCTTCTCGTGGTATTGGTTCTGTTAGACAAAATCCCGCAGGTTATATGGAAGTTGGTGAAGATTTTATGCTCGCAACTGCTGCTGATATTGTAGCAGATCCTTCAGCTCCCGATGCATTTGTTCAGGGAATTATGGAAGGCAAGGAATGGATTTGGGATGGTGGAATGCTTCGTGAGAAAATGGCGGAGCAAACTCAAAGAAGAATTAATACTCTTGTTGACGAAAAACTACTCGAAGAGTATAAGTTGAGTTTATTCAATGAGTTTTTAAATTCACTGTAATTTATTAAAATATAAATAAATATAGTTTATAACGTAAGGTTAAACGGAGAGTTCAAATGTCTCGTGGAGATTTACAAGAAATGGAAGTAGGCACTAAGCAATCCAAAACCGCTGTTAATGCTAATGCTAAAGCAGCGGATGCGATGCCACACCTGTCTGGTGCAACGCCAGGACAAACTGGTGAATGGGAAGATCTTGGTGGTCCTGATCCCACCAATTATCGTCCAGATGATGATTCAGCAAAACTCAAAACCCCAGGAGCAACCCTTAAGCAAGTTAAGGATGTTGTGAACAAGGGTGCAAAACCAGCTGAAGCAATGAAAGGTGTTAAGGAAGATGAAGATTTTGAGTATGATGAAGACGAAGAACTTCTAGAAGCTAAGCACGAAGAAGAAGACGACGAAGAAGAGGGCAGCAAGAAAAAAGGTAAAAAGAACCAAGAGGACGAAGAGAACCAAGAGGACGAAGAAGATGATGAAGATGATGAAATGAAGGAAGAGTTTAACATCGAAGAAGATGTCAATGCTCTTCTGGGTGGCGAAGATCTTTCTGAGGAATTCCAAGAGAAAGCACGTACCATCTTTGAAGCCGCTCTTCGCTCTAAGGTTTCTGAAATTCAAGAATCTCTTGAAGAGCAATATGCAGTTTCTCTTGCAGAAGAAGTTGAAGAAATTAAAACTGAACTTGCAGAGCGCGTAGACGCTTATCTTGAGTATGTTGCCGGCGAGTGGATGGAAGAAAATGCACTCGTTATTGAACAAGGTCTTAAGACCGAAATGACCGAATCATTCCTCCAAGGAATGAAGGGTCTTTTTGAAGAACATTATGTATCAATCCCTGAAGATAAATATGATGTGCTTGAAAGCATGGTAGAAAAACTTGATGAAATGGAGACAAAACTCAACGAGCAAATTGAGAAAAACGTTTCCCTTAACAAGCGTCTCGCAGAGTCGGTTGCTGATGGAATCTTTGAACAGGTCGCTGATGGTCTTGCAGACACTCAGAAAGACAAGCTCGCTTCACTTGCCGAAAGTGTTGAGTTTGAAAGTGAAGAAGAATATCGTGAAAAACTGGAGACTTTGAAGGAATCATATTTTCCTTCAAGAGTAGTTTCTCCATCTGCAAGAACTGAAACTCTGTCTGAAGGTGTAGACAATTCTCCAGAAGTAATTTCTGGACAAATGGCTGCTTATCTGAAGACTCTTTCAGCATTCCGCAAATAATTGAATTTAATATAATTCAAACCCAAAAAACAAACACTTAGTAAAAAGGTAAAAGCAAATGTTCCATTCTGAGCATCTGCAGGAAAAGTGGGCACCTCTCCTCAACTATGAGGGTCTTGATCCAATCAAAGATTCCCATCGTAGAGCGGTAACCGCAGTCCTGCTAGAAAACCAAGAAAAATTCTTAAGAGAAGAAAGCGCCTTCCAATCAGGCGGTATTTCAAACCTCATGGAATCACCAACCATGTCAGCTAACGCTGCTGGTGCTGGCGGTGGTTTTGGTGGTGGTGCCGGTCTTGCCGGAGGTCCTACCGCAGGTTTCGATCCAGTTCTGATTTCACTTATTCGTCGTTCAATGCCTAACCTGGTCGCTTATGACCTCGCTGGCGTTCAACCAATGAGTGGTCCTACTGGACTCATCTTCGCGATGCGTTCGCAGTACTATAAAGAAGGTGCAAGATCAGAATCGTTCTATAACGAAGCTGATTCCGCATTCTCTGGTCAGGACTATGGTTTCGATGAAACCGCTGGAATGACCGATCAAGGCGTTGGTATGGGTACTACCACTCAATCGGGTAGCAATCCAAGCGTACTCAACCCAGTTGGAACCGCTACCTCAACGGCCTACAATGTAGGTCAGGGAATGGTTACTGGTGATGCAGAGAACCTTGATGGCACTGCAAATGATGCCTTCAACCAGATGGCTTTCTCGATTGAGAAAGTCACTGTTACTGCAAAGTCACGCGCACTGAAAGCTGAGTACTCACTAGAACTCGCTCAAGACCTCAAGGCAATCCACGGTCTGAATGCTGAAGCGGAATTAGCAAACATTCTCTCAACTGAGATTCTTGCTGAAATCAACCGCGAAGTTATCAGAACCATCTACAAGGTTGCTGAGCAAGGTGCTGTACAAAACGTTGCAACTCCTGGTATCTTTGACCTAGACATCGACTCCAATGGTCGTTGGTCGGTTGAGAAGTTCAAGGGTCTTCTATTCCAAATCGAGCGTGATGCTAACGCAATCGCACAAAGAACTCGTCGTGGAAAGGGCAACATCATCATGTGCTCTGCTGACGTTGCTTCAGCACTGACTATGGCTGGTGTTCTTGACTACACCCCTGCACTCAACGCTAACCTCAACGTTGATGATACCGGCAATACTTTTGCTGGTACTCTGATGGGCAAATTCCGCGTCTACATCGACCCATATGCTGCTAACCTGACTTCCGCTAACGGAACTCCTGGTAACCAGTATTATGTTGTTGGTTATAAGGGTTCTTCTCCTTATGACGCTGGACTCTTCTATTGTCCTTATGTTCCTCTCCAAATGGTTCGTGCCGTTGGTGAGAACTCCTTCCAACCCAAGATTGGCTTCAAGACTCGTTACGGTCTGGTTGCTAACCCATTTGCAGAAGGAACCAATCAGGGTCTTGGTCGTCTTCAGACCAACCAGAACCGTTACTACAGACGTGTTGCGGTCAAAAATCTCATGTGAGTCATCTCACATTATTCTTGGAGGGTCTTCGGACCCTCTTTTTTTTATGGTTGACTTTCTCAATCCAATCGTTTATAATTTTTCTATAGTTTTTATTAATTCTAAAATGGCAACAAACTATGTTATCTGTTCTGCGTCTGATGTTATTCCAGTAAGTCAAAGGGGTGGTTCAACTGGTCTGAAATATCCATGGTTAGATACCAATATCCCTGTCGGAAAGGGGTTCTTTATTGAACGTTCCCTTGAAGATTATGAAAAAGATAAGGGGCGCCCATCTATTCCCACTATCACTCTAGCAAAGTATGGTATTAAATACCGGACATATAAAGCAAAGAGAGGGTTAACATATGGATACATGTGCGAGCGTGTGAAGTGAAGAGAAGGTCCTTCGGGACCTTCTTTTTTTGTCTAAATATTTAAAAAATGGCAACAAACGCTTACAAGAACCAAATTACAAATAGAAACTTTCTATCCCCAACAGGATTTAAGTTTATTTTAAATAGAGCACCAGAAGTTGCATTCTTTTCCAATTCTGCAAATATTCCAGGAATTACTCTTGGTATAGCAAATCAAAGTAATTATTTGAGAGATATACCACAACCTGGCGAAAAATTAGAATTTGAAGATTTTAATTTGAGGTTTTTAGTAGATGAAGATCTAGTAAATTATAATGAAGTTTCGAAATGGATGAGAGGACTTGGATTTCCAGAAAGTTTAAATGAAATCTATAACTTACAGAAAGATAATCCAAATTTAAATCAACCAAATAAAACTCAACTTAACTTATATTCTGATGGAACTTTAACTGTCTATAATAGCAACTTTAAACCAAACTTTAAGATTAAGTTTAGAGACATGTTTCCATACAATTTAACCACTTTGGAATTCGATGCAACAAGTACAGATATTCAGTACTTTACTGCAGAGGTCAGTTTCAAGTATACTATGTTTAATATTACAGATTTGGATGGCAATCCTTTATGAATTTTGATTTAGATATGATTCAAAAAATGTGGGAAAGTGATTCTAAAATTGATATGGATAATCTTCATACAGAATCTACAAATATTCCCGCTCTTCATGCAAAATATTTTGACTTATACAATACAATTTTTTTACTAAGAAAAAAAGCAGAACAACAAAGAAAAAATATTCGCCACGAAAGATATGAATATTATTCTGGAAAATCTGATCCTGATGTTTATGTAGAGAATCCTTTTCCCAAAAAGGTTCGTGATAAAGATACGATGCAAAAATATCTTGATGCTGATGAGAAACTTTCGACAGTATGTCTTAAGATAGATTATTACGACACGATGCTCACTTATATTGAGAGTATTTTAAAAATGATTCAGAACAGAACGTTTCAAATCAAAAATGCTATCGAGTTCATGAGATTTAACGCTGGTCTGGGGTAAATAAATACTCATAGCAAGCATGATGCTATGAGTGACGTAATTATTGAAAAGAAAAATGAGGTTTACATTAAACTACATTGTGAACCTCATATTTTATATGAACTTCAACCGTATTTTACATTTGAAGTTGAATCTGCAAAATTTATGTCCCAATATAGAAGCAGACATTGGGACGGCAAGATTCGACTGCTGAGTACTCATACTGGGGAGATTTATGCTGGGTTGTTGGATAAAGTCATTGACAAACTGACTCTCCACGACTACAAGTATGAGTTTAAAGAAAATAAATTTTATGGTATGCCTTTTGAAGTCAATGAAGGTATATCATATGAAGGTGTAAAAGATTATATGTCTTCTATTTGTTCTCATTCTCCACGGGAATATCAAGTGGAGGGAGTATACGATGCTCTAAGACATAATAGAAAATTATTGATATCACCCACAGCCTCAGGTAAATCCTTAATGATTTACTCCCTTGTAAGGTATTATGTAGATAAAGGACAAAAAATTCTTCTAGTTGTTCCAACGACATCTCTTGTAGAGCAGATGTACAAGGATTTCCAAGACTATGGTTGGGATGCTGAGTCATATTGCCACCGCATTTATTCTGGTAGGGAGAAAACAAACGAACATCCAGTAACGATTACTACGTGGCAATCTGTATATAAACTTGAACGTTCATTTTTTGAGGATTATGGAGTAGTTATAGGAGATGAAGCTCACCTATTTAAGAGCAAATCTCTTGTTGATATTATGTCCAAACTTCATCATGCAAAGTATCGTTTTGGATTTACCGGAACCTTAGATGGCACTCAAACTCATAAATGGGTTTTGGAAGGATTGTTTGGACCATCATATAAAGTTACAAGAACTTATGAGTTGATGGAGCAAGGACATATTTCCCAGTTAGATATTCGTTGTCTTGTTCTTAAGCACAAACCACAAAAGTTTGAAACTTATGAAGATGAGATTCAATATTTAATTTCTCAAGAACAAAGAAATAAATTCATAACAAATCTTGCATTAGATCTGAAAGGAAACACTCTTGTTCTCTTTTCAAGAGTAGAGGCACATGGAGCAGTTTTATATGAAAAGATAAATAATACCAAGCGAGGTGATCGTAAAGTATTTTTTATTCATGGTGGTGTTGACACTGAAGAAAGGGAATTGGTTAGAGAAATAACAGAAAGGGAAAACAACGCAATCATTGTTGCTTCCTATGGAACTTTTTCTACTGGTATCAACATTAAAAACCTCCATAATGTTATCTTTGCATCGCCTAGCAAATCACGCATTAGAAATCTACAATCAATTGGACGAGTTCTTAGGAAAGGAAAAAATAAAGTAAAGGCAGTTCTTTACGATATTTCTGATGATTGTACTTATAACTCAAGAAAAAATTATACTTTAAATCACCTTATTGAAAGAATCAAAATCTATAATGAAGAAAATTTTAACTATGAAATAACCACTATACAACTTAAGAAAAAATGAACTATTACACTTACGCATACCTTAGAGAAGATGGAACTCCTTATTATATTGGTAAAGGAAAAGATAATCGTATTCATTCAAAATCTAATAGGATTTTTAATCCCCCATCAAAAGAAAGAAGAATATTCTTAAAGAAAAATTTAACAGAAGAAGATGCATTTAAACATGAAGTTTACATGATATCAATTCTTGGGAGAAAGGATTTGGAAACTGGAATTCTTCACAACAAATCTAATGGTGGAATAGGTGGTGGTGCTATGAAGGGAAAAATTCAAAGTGAAGAAACTAAAATTAAAATCGGTAATGCAAATAGAGGAAGAATTCACTCAAAAAAATCAAGAGAAAATATGAGTAAATCTCATTTAGGAAAACCTAATCCAAAATCTGGTGCATCCAGGAGAGGCAAACCATTATCAGAAGAACACAGAAAAAATAAAAGTGAAGCAGCAAAGTTATGGTGGAAGAAAAGAAAGGAGGAACAACTAAATGGGAATTGAAGATGATTTTTACTGCACACTTAAATTAAAAACAGGTGAAGAGATCTTTGCTAAAGTAGCAGCCTCTGAAGAAGAAGATAGAACTATGCTGATAGTTAGTAATCCAATTATTGTAAGTGAGATTAAAACAAAATTAGGTGTTGTTGGATATAAATTAGAACCTTGGTTAAAAACTACAACAGATGATATGTTTATTATTAATTTGGAGGATATTATTACAATGTCTGAGTCTTCTGATGTAGAAATGATAGTAATGTATCAAAATTATATACGTCAGGGAATAAAGAATGATTCAAGTAATCATTCTCAAATTAATCGTAGAATGGGTTATATTGCTAATGTTAATGATGCTAAAGAGATCTTAGAGAAGCTTTATAAGAATAGCTAAAGCTAATCTTTTGAACCTCCACAAAGGTAATTGTACATGGTTTTAAGCACCTTGTCAAGCATTTATATAAGTGGTATAATCTATACATAATAATGATAAAAACTTATGATTACCACAGCAGTTATGACCAAAAGAAAGAGGTCAGAGCACTACGTCAATAATAAAGAGTTTCTTGCTGCTCTAATCAAGTATCGTGAAGATAAAGAAATTGCAGAAATCCAAGGAAAACCAAAACCACCCATTCCGCGCTACATTGGAGAGTGTTTCCTGAAGATTGCTAATCATTTATCATTCAAACCAAATTTTGTCAACTACATGTTCAAGGAGGACATGATTTCTGACGGTATTGAAAATTGTGTTCAGTACATTCACAACTTCAATCCAGAGAAGTCACAGAATCCTTTTGCATACTTTACCCAAATCATTCATTATGCTTTTATTCGTCGTATTACTAAAGAAAAACGCCAACTAGAAATCAAAAATAAAATTCTTGAGCGTTCTGGGTTTAGTGAGGTGTTTACTGACGACAACACTATTGACGGGGGGAACTATTCCGATTACAATAGTATTAAGGATGGAGTTCACAGCAAACTGCGATATTGAATGAAAGTAGCAATTATTACAGATCAGCACTTTGGTGCTAGAAAGAATTCCAAACTCTTTCATGATTATTTCTTAAAATTCTACAATAATGTATTTTTCCCAACGCTCGAAGAGTATGGGATTACTACTGTTGTAGATATGGGAGATACTTTTGATAGTCGTAAAGGAATTGATTTTTCTGCTTTATCTTGGGCAAAAAATAATTACTATGACCGTCTTCAAGAAATGGGTGTAAAAGTCCATACAATTGTAGGAAATCACACGGCTTATTATAAGAACACTAACAATGTAAATGCAGTCGATTTGCTTCTACGAGAGTATGATAATGTGACTGTATATTCAGAACCAAACGAAGTGATGTTGGGACAACTACCAACTCTTTTTATTCCGTGGATTAATCAAGAAAATGAGGAAAGCACTCTCAAACTTATTCAAAAGACAACTTGCACGTGTGCGATGGGGCACCTTGAACTCCAAGGATTTAGAGTTAATAAACAAATCGTCATGGAGCATGGTTTGGAGGGCAAACTATTTGGTAAGTTCACCAGGGTCTACTCGGGACACTATCACACTAGATCGAATGATGGAACAGTCTTCTATCTAGGTAATCCTTATGAGATTTATTGGACTGATGTAGGTGATACTCGCGGATTTACTATCTTTGATACTGAAACAATAACTCACGAACCAGTGAATAATCCTTATAGAATGTTTTATAACATTTATTATGAGGACACTAATTACCAAACATTTGATACTCGTGAGTATGAGAACAAAATCGTAAAGGTTGTTGTTCGTAAGAAATCTGATACTAAAAAGTTTGAGAAGTTTATCGATAAACTCTATGCATCTAATATTGCAGAACTCAAAATTATCGAAAACTTTGATATTCAAGAACCAGTAGAGTTTGAGGCATTTGAAAGTGAAGACAC